GGAAAGGGCTCACCTTTAGTGACTGTTCGTTCTTTACCGGTTTGACCGCCTCTTGGTCCAATAATTTCAACCTGCGCTGATTTAGGAACCTTTTCGCCAGGTTTGTAAGTTTTATCTGCCATCTTAACACCTCCCTTCACATACGTTATACAACATAATATCTGCAAAAAATGTCATAAAACAGTAATGAAGCAGGAGTTATTTACCTTTTGCCGAAGTATGTATAAAATTGGTAAAAGGGAGAAATAGTATGGAGTTATTACTCTGGCAAAACGTCTTAATAGCAATTTATCATGAGCAGTATAAAGAAAGACCGCAAATGATTAATCTTTTAAAGGGAAATAAATTTGGAATTAAACAACACCAACTAATTGAATGCTTAATACATCTTAATCAAAATGAAAGATATATTAATAAAAGATCGCCAGGACCAATGTTGCGCTTAACCCGTGAAGGCAGAGAATATATAGAAGGGCTTTGTAATATTAACGTGGACGATAATGATAACGATAAGAATAATAAGATAACTAGTTTCTTAAAGAAATGTGGGGGATATTTAGTTGAAGTTGCTGTTAAGGCGGCAATAGATAAAGCAACGGGCCAAATCTAAATATAATAAACTAAGCACCTTATGGGGTGCTTTTCTTTTATATAAAAACAAGAGAGGTGTGTAGTGTGATAGTAACCTGCGGAGACATAGAGTGCCAGTACCATAATCCCAACGGCTGTACGGCTCCTGAGGTGCATCACAGTACAGACCGCTTTTGCACAACAGGCAGGCGTCGTCCGCGTGACGACACGCGAGAGCTGATGGATAATTTTAAGACTAATTGTATTAGTACGAGTAAGGGGTATCGTAGTTCACACGGGAAGGTGTTGAGGTGATGGCAACTAAAATGAAACGCCCATGCAATCATCCTGGATGTGGTGAATTGATATCGACTGGCTCGCGTTGTGAGAAACATCGAGTTAAATATCATGCTGATTACCGCAAATCACGAACAGATACGGATGAGCAGAAGTTTTATGGCAGTAAAGTCTGGCGTGAGACGTCACTGCAGTATCGTAAGGAGCATCCAGTGTGTGAGGTGTGCAAGACTAAGGCGAGCGAACTAGTACATCACGTTAAGCATATGCTTGATGGTGGTGATCGGCTAGACATGCAGAACTTGCAGGCAGTCTGCCGGTCATGTCAGTCATTGGCGCATAGGGGATAGGGGGTAAAATCTCCATGGAAACCCGCGCTATACCAGCGTGCCCTATCCTTCCTTGTATAATTTTCGTTTTTTGAAATATTTAGAAAGTGAGGTGATACCATGGCAGGAAGAAATGCAAAACCAATCACGCTTCAATTAGCCCAAGGAAACCCGAACCGTCTGACTAAAGCTGAGATTGAACGAAGAAAAAAGTCAGAGGTTAAGTTGGGCGATAATAAATTAAAGTGCCCAGAATTTATTAAAAAAGATATACCTGCCATGATGAAATGGAAGGAAATAGTTAAGATTTATAAAGAAATTGACTTTGTCTCGAGTGGTGATACTGGATTATTAGCCCGATACTGCATGACGTTTAGTGAGTATTTGACACTGCTGGACCAAAAAGGAAAAGTCGATAGCTTTGAAATGAGATTTGGCGAATTAACGAATGTATTGGGGCAAGAGTTGCTTGAAGGGTTGGAGCGTATCGTAAAACTCAATCCAATGATGCAACTTGATTCTGCTATAAATAAAAAAATGGACATGTTGATCAAGATGGAAGATAGGCTATTTCTTAATCCTCTAGCCAAGGTTAAGAATGTGCCCAAGAAAGAACCGGTTAAAGAAGATCCGTTGGCTCGTAAAGGGTTTGGTAATGTATGACGCTACGCGAGGAATTAATAAACTATTGCAATAGTGCGACTGCTGGCGATGGTGTTGTTGCATGTGTAAAACATAAATGGGCGTGCATGCGATTCCTGCGCGATATTGCCAACGAAAATACAGATGAATTCCCATATGTTTTTAACGAAACCGCTGCAGAGCGGTTTTTTGATTGGATGCGGCTGTTTAAACATCGTAAGGGCGTGCTGGCAGGGCAGTATATCGATCCGCACATAACGCAGAAATTTATATTCGGCAATGTTTATGGTTGGGTGCATAGGGACACCGGTTATCGTAGATTTACCAAAGTGTATTGGCAGGTCGGTCGTAAAAACGTAAAGAGCCAGTCGTTGTCATGTGTAGGTAGTTATGAACTAATGGCCTTTGGCGAGAATGCAAGCGAAGTATATTGCGCGGCCACTAAAACAAAACAGGCAAAAATAGTATGGTCTGAAACCGAGTCAATGCTTAATAACTGCTCAGATTTGAAAGGTAAATTTAAAGTAGCTTATGGTGAAATAGTACACCTTAAAACAGAATCAATAATGACTGCATTAAGCCAAGAGGACAAAAAAAGCGGTGATGGTTTTAATCCTCAGTGCGGGATAATTGATGAATACCATGCCCACAGCACGTCGGAAATGTACGACATTATAGACTCTGGTATGGGGGCAAGAGCGCAGCCGTTAATTTTAATTATTACAACTGCAGGGTTTAATTTATCTCATCCATGTTACAGGGTTGAATACCATCTAGTAATTAAAATATTAAATCCTGATATTGATTTTATTGCCGATAATTATTTTGTGATGATAAATGAAATGGATACCGACGACGAAGGCAATATGATTGACGACGTTACCGACGAAAAAGCATGGTTGAAAGCGAACCCCATATTATGTAGTTACCCTGAAGGAATTAAATATGTTCGTGAACGTATGCAACTAGCGCAGGAACAACCAGAAAAAATGCGCGATTTCCTCACTAAAAACATGAACATTTGGATTAATCAGCGCCCTAATGGATATATGAACATGGATAAATGGGCGGCCTGCAAGGGAGTTATACCCGATCTAACGGGAAAAGAATGTTATATCGGTATTGATATGTCTTCTAAAATCGATTTAACATCTGTTGGGTTTGATATCCCAATGGATGATGATAAATTTATCGTGTTATCTCACTCATTTATGCCAGCTGATACAGTTGCCGCCAAACGCAATACAGATAAAATCCCCTATGATTTATGGATTGAGCAAGGTTGGATTACGGTTATCCCTGGTGCTGTTGTCGATTATCGGTTTGTACATAAATATATAAGGGAAGAAGTTGAGCGGCGTGGGTTAGTGCCGAAAGAATCCTGCTTTGACCCCTGGAGTGCGCAGGCAATTGCAAACGATATGATGGATGATGGCTTTGAATGTATTGAGATTATCCAAGGCATGAAAACACTGTCAGAGCCAACGAAAAGTTTTAGGGAATCGGTATACCAAAGGGATGTACTCCATGATGGCAATCCTGTTTTGGGATGGGCAATCAGCAATGCAGTTACCCGGCAGGATGATAAGGAAAATATCCAGCTCGATAAAAGTAAGTCGACTGAACGTATTGATCCAATTGCCAGTTTGATTAATGCTCATGTAAGGGCGGTGGTGCAGGAGCCGAAAGAAGAAGTTAGTGTGTATGAGCGAAGGGGATTGCTTGATGTCTGATTCAGCAATGCTCTATTTTTATGCTGAAAATTATTAAAGGAGCTGATTAAATGGATATAAACACATACCAACCACGAACAGGCAGAATCTTAAAAGAAGATAATACAGTCATCAATGAAGCTGACATCTACGGCATGTCCAGCACAGGCATAAACCAACCAATAGGTGGCACAGGTATACTTGGATGGTTATCGGGGATATATGGCTTACTAATATCCATCTGTTCCGTCGTTAAAGCAACTTATAATGGCGCTATAGGCGGTACCGTAACATGTGATGGATATACCGGCTACTCGATTTTGCTAATCAATGACGGTACAATAAACATTGTCGTAAGTGTTAATGGATTAATATTTACAGTGGGTCCGCGCGAGATACTTGACGAACGCGTAGGTGCATTTACATCATTGACTATTACTAATGGCGTACAGCATCGTCGCCGCATAAGGGGCGTATAATATGAATAGTAATGCATTATCTCCATTATTGACGGTGCTTGCATCCCTTCCGGCGCATTATCAGCGCGATGTGCCATGGGTGCAAAAAACAGGGGTTAACACAATATTAACTAGTCCTGGTCTATTAACTATTAATATTGGTAATATCGGCTACTTGCTTCCGTCGGCGATAGATATTAATTTAACGCAGGCGGCGGCATGGGATAGCGTAGCAACGGATTATACTGTAGCTGCTAATCGAGCAGGAAAAGATTTTTATATCTACGCTTGCCAACAAGCAGGGATAACACCAAGAATTATATTATCGACAAATTCAACTATACCTACTGGATACACTGCCGGTAATAGTCGAAAAATAGGCGGGCTTCATTGTCTATGTGTGGCGGTAGGTATAATATCAGGGCACACATTGACAGGATATATCGCAGGAGATATTTTACCTGCAAGTATATGGGATTT